AAGGCCGCACCGCCGCAGGGCTGGGACATCGACGGCTGGTGGATCGACGAGGAGTGCGTCAACGAGGGCTGGGTGCCCGAGCTGCAGGCCCGCGTGCTGGACCGCAAGGGCAGGGGCGTGTGGTCGGCCACCCCCCAGGTCGCCAACCCGCAGCTGTACGACCTGTCCTGCCGCGCCGAGGAGGACCGCGACGGCTCGACCGTGGCCGAGTACCTGGTGAAGCTCTGCGACAACCCGCACATCGACGACGAGGAGAAGGCCCACTTCGCCGCCAACCTCACCCCCGACGAACGGCGCGTCCGCATCGAGGGCGAGTTCCTGCTGTCGGGCACCCGGATTTACCCGGAGTTCGCGCCGGCGGTCCACGGCTTCGACGTCGAGGGCTGGCAGGTGCCCAACAACTGGGCCCGCTTCCTGTTCGTGGACCCCGGCCGCCAGGTGTGCGCCGTGCTGTTCGCCGCCGTGCCGCCGCCGGCGGACAACGCCAAGGACCAGGTCTGGTTCTACGAGGAGCTGTACCTGCGCGTCTGCGACGCCGAGACGTTCGGCCGCGCCGTCAAGGCCCGCTCCGCCGGCGTCAGCTACGAGGCGTTCGTCATCGACCGCCACGCCGGCCGCATCACCGAGATGGGCTCGGGCCGCACGGTCGAGGAGCAGTACACCGACGCCCTGCGCCGCCACGGCGTCAGCTGCCGGCAGACCGGCTGCGGCTTCCACTGGGGCATGGACGACCCCAAGGCCGGCATCCTGGCCTTCCGCGACTGGCTGCGCGTCCGCGGCGACGGCTCCACCAAGCTGCGCTACCCGCGCGGCCGCCTGCCCAACTTCGAGTGGGAGGTTGGCCGGTATCACTACGCCCGCGTCAAGCTGCTGGTCACCGACCAGCCCGTCAAGAAGAACGATCACCTGATGGACTGCGCCCGCTACGCGGCCACCTTCCCGCTGCAGTGGCACCAGCCGCCGCGCGCGAAGAGCGGCGCCTCCGACGCCGTCCAGGCGATCGCCAAGAAGAAGGAACGCAAGCGCGAGCTGGCCCGCAAGAACCCAGGCCACGTCAGCCTGGGCAGCCGGGCCGCCTGACCATCGCTGGTGAGGCCCGCCATGACCGTGCGCAAAGTGCTGGACTACCTCGACGAGGAGATCCAGGCCCGCCGCACCGCCCTGCGGCGTCTACAGTCGCTGGCCGGCCCGGAGTGGGCCGGCGAGGTTGCGGCCCACGAGGAGGCCATCAGGCGGCTCGGCCGCCGCAAGGAGTCGATCATCCAGGCGTGCGCCCCCACGCCGCCACCCGCGGAGAAACGCCGATGCCGAGGAAGGGCGATGGTGGCCTGAGCCCCGAGGACCTGCTGTCCAGCTTCCACCGCGTCTGGGCCGCCGGCTACCAGCAGATAGCCAGGACGCCCCAGGCCGAGGCCCTGGGCGAGTGGCAGGTCCTCGGCGAGGAGCTGCAGCAGGGGCTGGCCGCCGCCTGCCAGGAGGCCGTGCGCGTCCTGGAGGGCGGGGAGGGCCGCCGCGTCACGACGATGGCCGCCCAGGTCAACTTCCGCTACCAGCAGATCGTCCGCGGCCACGGCCACGAGCCCCTGGCCTGGGACCGCCTGCAGCCGGAGGAGCAGCTGCTCTGGCAGGCGCTGCTGCGGCACGTCTTCAACCTGCTGTCCTTCGACCCGGAGGAGGACGGCGTCGTCACCGATCACGAGGAGAAGATCGGCGACTGGCTGCGCACCAAACTGGCCGAGCTGCCCCTCACGGACGAGCAGCGGGCGGTCCGGCGTGCCGAGGAGGACAGTGACCGTGAGCGACGCCTACCACATGCCTGACGCCCAGGTCGGCCTCATCGTCTGGTGGTACGCCGGCCGCGGCGAGGACGAGCAGCCGTCCGCGGCGATCGTCACCGCCGTCGGCGCCGAGGCCATCGACGTCGCCGTGTTCGTGCCCGGCGCCGTCACCAACCTGCCGCGCGGCGGCGTGCGGCACGTCAAGGACCCGGCCTGGCGGTTCCCCGAGAAGGTCCGCGAGGGGTTCTGGGACTACGTCAACGGCCGCCCGCCCGCCATCCTGCGCCAGAAGGTCGCCGACCGAGTGTAACGCGGGGCCGGCACCCCGGGAGAGGACATGGACCCGACCACCGCGCAGGACCCGTTCGCGGCACCGTCCGGCCTGGCCGTCAACCAGGCCGCCGGCGGCTACGGCACGCCCGCGCCGCCGGCGGCCCTGCTCGACAACCCGCTGGCGCCGCTGGTGAAGGAGTGGCTGGCCAAGATCAAGCTGGCCTGGGACTACAAGATGCAGGAGTTCGGCAGGGACGCCATCGACTGCATGAGGTTCTTCAACGGGCCCTACGACTTCCTCTACAAGAAGGAGTACGCCTGCTCGGACCCGCACTTCCAGGTGCAGGAGTCGATCGACCAGGAGATGCCGGCGCCCACCTTCAGGATGACCTTGAACAAGGTCGCCGAGTTGGTGCAAATTTTCGGGCCGGTGCTGTACCACAAGAACCCCGACCGCCAGGTCAACCCGCGCAAGATCCCGCTGCCCCCCGGGGGGCTCGTCTCCCCCGACCCCACCAACCAGCAGGTGCTCCTCCTGGAGCAGATGGCCGCCAACGCGGTGCAGCTGCAGCAGATGAAGGACAAGGCGCGGGCGCAGTACCTCCAGTGGTACCTGAACTACACGCCCGACGAGCTGAACCTCAAGGACGAGATGCGCGCGGCGATCGACGAGGGGCTCATCAAGGGCTTCGGCGTGGCCTGGGTGGAGCTGTACCAGCCCAAGGGCCAGCAGATCCGGCTGGTGGGGTCCTTCTACGACAGCGTGGACAACCTGGTGATCGACCCCGACGCCGAGCGGCTCGACCAGGCCCAGTGGGTGGCCCGCCGCTGCGTCCACCCCGTCTGGGAGGTGGAGCGCGAGTACGGCCTGCAGCCGGGCAGCCTGAAGGGCAGCTTCGAGAGCTACAACGCCCAGTCGGTCACCGACGCCGACGACGACGGCGACTACAACCGCAAGCGGGGGCTGACCAACGACCTGATCGTTTACTGGAAGGTGTACTCGAAGATGGGCATGGGCGGCCGCCTCAAGGGCGCCAACCCGGCCCTGCGCGACCCGCTGGAGCTGTTCGGCGACTACTGCTACCTGGTGATCGCCGAGCACTGCCCGTACCCGCTCAACATGCCGCCCGAGGTGATCGCCGCCCCGGGCGGCGTCCCCCAGCTGCAGCAGGCGGTCGCCTGGCCCACGCCCTTCTGGGCCGACGACTGCTGGCCTTTCGCCCCGCTCGTCTTCCACCCCATCCCGCGCCGCGTGTGGCCGATGAGTCACCTCAAGCCCGCCCTCGGCGAGCTGAAGTTCCTCAACTGGGCCTACAGCATGATCGCCTCGAAGATGAGGGTGGCGTGCCGCGACTTCCTGGCCGTCGCCAAGTCCGCCGGCGAGGAGATCAAGGACATCATCCTGCACGGCCAGGACTTCACGCTCATCGAGATCGAGAAGGCGCACGGCACCATCAGCCAGGTGGTGGAGTTCCTGCAGCACCCCCAGTTCCAGGGCGACATCTGGACGGTCATCGACCGCATCGTCGCCAACTTCGAGCGCCGCACCGGCCTGTCGGAGCTGATCTACGGCGAGTCGAGCCGGCAGATGCGGTCGGCCTCGGAAGCGCAGATGAAGCAGGACGCCCTGTCGGTCCGTCCGGACGACATGGCCACGCGGGTCGAGGAGTTCGCCACGCAGCTGGCCCGCATGGAAGCGTTGGCGGTCCGCTGGCACCTGACCGCCCAGGACGTGCTGCCGCTCATGGGCCAGGTCGGCGCCCTGTACTGGCAGCAGCTGGTGCAGACCACCGACGTCTACGCCCTGACCCGCCAGCTGGAGTACCGCATCGAGGCCGGCTCGGCCAAGAAACCGAACCGCGACCGCGACTCCGCCAACCTGCAGCAGGCCATGAGCATCCTGTTCCAGCCGCTCTACCAGTACGCCCAGGTGACCGGCAACGTGGGCCCGGTCAACGCGCTCATCTCCGACTGGGCGACGGCGATCGGCATGGACGCCACCAAGTACCTGCTGGCCCCGCCGCCACCGCCGCCGGTCCCCGTGCAGGCCCCGCAGCCCGGTGGCACGGCCGGGCGGAACGGGCCCGCCGGCGGCGGGCCCGGCGGCCCGCCCGTGCGCCCCGGCCCGCCCGCTTACGGACCCGCACCCGCGGCCGCCCCGGCGGCGGCCGCCTGACCCCGAGGTGAACCATGACGCGCGACGTGCTGGAGCGACAGGCGGCGGAGGCGTGGGTGGGGCTGGCCGAGCTGGACGGCGCCGGGCCCGGCCACGTCGAGAGCCTCCTCGAGGAGGAGCGGCTGCTGCAGACCGGCGTCTCCGACGAGCGCTTCTTCGGCCAGGTGCTCCGCGTCTACCTGGAACGCGGCCACCGCGACGAGCTGCCCGTGGTGGACTCGCGCGACCCCGTGGCCCAGGCGCTGTACGTCGCCCACCGCCTCGACGGCGACAGCCACGCGCTGGCCGAGATGCTGGCCACGCGCACCCCCCCGGGGGTGCAGAGCGACAGCACCTTCATGCACGGCCACTGCAACGGCAACCAGTTCCAGGACTGCCCGGCGATCGGCGACTACTACCGCTCGGTGGCCGCGGCCGCCGGCGTCAACGTCCAGGGCGCCGTCTACAAGAGCGGCCTGGCCCGCTTCCCCGGCGACCCCGAGGCGTGGGTCCGCGACCGCGGCGACGTCCGCCGCCTGGTGGAGTCGCGCGGCTGGGGCTGCGAGGGCGACGTCAACGTCAAGCCCGACCGCTCGGCCGTCCCCATGCCCGACGTGGCCGTCGCCCCTGACCTGGTGGACCAGCGCGTGGCCCAGAAGATCGCCGCCAACCCGGACCTGGCCCGCGCGGACCAGGGCGAGCTGAGGCACGACGCGGCCCAGGAGATCAAGCCCCACTGGGCCGCCTGACCCCGAGGAGAGGACCCATGCCACTGACCGCCAAGAACGAGTCCGTCCTGCGCACGGCCGTCGCCGACGGCGACACCGGCAGCGCCATCTTCAACCGCCTGAACGGCGTCAACGCCGACAACGCCGGGGCTGTCGCCGGCACCGGGGTGACCGTCACCGAGCGCGGCGACGGCACCTTCCACCAGACCATCATCACCCTGACCAACACGCCCGTGCCGGTGGTGGACACCGGCGGCGCCAACGGCGGCCAGGGCTCGGTGAAGGTCTACACCTACCCGGTCGGCTTCATCCAGTACCTGGGCGGGTCGTTCAACCTGACCACCGCCAAGGGCTCGGGCGGCATCACGGCGACCGGCGCCCTGGTCGGCTCGGTCGGCTCGGCCGCCGCCGCGGCCACGGACGCCACCCTGACCGGCACCGAGGCCGACCAGGTCCCGTCCTCGGCGGGCCCGCTGACGGCCGGGGCCGGCACGCTCAAGGGGCAGGCGTCGCTGGTGGCGACGGCCTTCGACGGCCACACCGCGGCCCTGACGGCCAACCTCAACCTGGCGGTGCCCGACGCGGGCATCGCCTCCAACGACACCATCACGGTGAACGGGACCATCACGCTCACCTGGGTGAACCTCGGGACGTACCCCTGATGCCGGCGACCATCCTGCTGCAGGACAGGTTCCAGGTGGGCACCAACGGGTCGCTCATCAACACCGGCACCCCCGACCTGGGGGCCGGCTGGACGCTGACCGGCAACATCAGCTACGACCGGGCCGGCACCAACAGCATCGGCTCCAAGAGCACCGGGGCCAACAACAGCCTGAACCTCGCCCTCATGGACTGCGGCCAGGCCGACGTGGTGGCGACCGCGCTGTCCTGCCCGGTGTTCGCCGGCAACGGCGGCCTGGGGGTGATCGTCCGGGCCACCGACGCCAACAACTGCTGGCTGTGCTACTGCGACGGCAACGCCAGGTTCAGCATCTACAAGCGGGTGGCCGGGACGTTCACCGAGCTGACCTTCAAGACGGCGACCGGCTTCGTGAACGACCAGATTTACCAGCAGCGGATCGTCGTGTCCTCGACGACGATTTCGGTGTGGATCAACGGCAAGGGGATGAAGACCGACGAGCACTTCCTGCAGAGCACCGGCCAGAGCTTCAACCAGACGGCGACCCTCTGCGGGATTTACCTCGACGGCACGCCCGGCCAGCGCTGCGGCGACTTCCTGGTGACGACCATCGAGGCCGCCTTCGACCCGAGCACGATGAGGATGCCCGCGTCCATGATGGACGTGACCCAGCACCGCCCGCGCAGCCGGGCGGTGGCGTACTGAACCCCGTGTGCCCTCGCCACGCAACCTGAAAGGTGCGACCGTGGCGAAACGATACTCGATCGCTGGCACCCGCGCGGTGACCAGCCCGACCAAGACCCTGCTCGGCCTGACCGCCACCTCGGGGGTCAGGCCGCGCATCGCCGACATCATGTGGGGCTCGGCCGCCACCCCAGCTGACAACGCCATTGAGTGGCTGTTGCAGAGGTACACCGCGGCCGGCACCAGCACGTCGGTGACCCCGACGGCCCTGGACCCGGCCGACCCGACGGCGACGGCCACGGCGGGCCAGAACCACACCGTCGAGCCGACCTACACCTCCGGTGCGGTCTTGCTCGACGTGCCGATGAATCAAAGATCGACCCAGAGGTGGGTGGCCTCGCCGGGCTACGAGTTCGTGTGCCCGGCGACGGCCGCCAACGGCGCCGGCTGGCAGCCGGTCCACGCCTCGTTCACCGGCAACACGACGAGCACGATCCTCTTCGAGGAGTAAGCCGCCCCGCTCCGAACTGTCACCCCTCGCCCGAGGAGCTTTTGATGCAACCACCCCACCCCACCTGCGGCCTGTGCCGCCTGAACCTGCGCGGCGGCGACAACCCGACGCGCGTCCGCGTCGTCAAGGAGGACTGCACCCCCGAGGTGGTCGCCGCCATCCCGGCCCTGCGCGGCAACGTGCCGGAGCCGGGGCTGTACTCGCTGTGCGGCGACTGCCTGAAGGTCCTCTTGCCGGTGGTGGCCGCCCGCTTCCCCGTCGAGTGGGACACCAGCACCAACCCGCCGACGGTGAAGAAGCGCGGCAAGAAGCCCGAGGAGATGTCCACCCTGGACCTGATGTGAGGCCACCATGAGCCACGGCGTCCTGCGCCCCTCCGGGCACCTCATCACCACCCCCCTTGACGGCGGCCCGGAGACGGTGCAGGACACCGTCCAGTGCGTCCACTGCGGCGGCCACTGGATCGTCCAGCCCGGCTCGGGGAAGATACGCGGTTACTGCGGCAACTGTGCCGGCCCCATCTGCGGGCCCGGCTGTGCCGTCTGCGTCGGGCCCTGGGAGGCCCGCATGGAGAACATCGAGGCGGGCCGGCCGGAGGCCACCCCCCGCCGCATCCTGGTGTGCTCGGGGTGGGAACGTGTCAGTGACCACCGTCCCGTACCTGAGAGCGTTCGCCGCGGGTGAGCTGTCGCTCGGCCAGCTGGCCGACGAGCTGCAGGAGCGGAGCTTCTCGCTGGGCGACGAGGGCCCCCGCGATGCCCGGTGAGATCCTGGTCCAGTACCCGGGGGTCATGACCCCCCCTGATCAGAGCGACCTGCCGGTGCCCACCGTGCCGCCGGCGGACGGCTGGATGGCCACCACCACCCAGCTGCTCCCGGTCCGCCGGCGGCCGCCCCAGCCGACCCCCGGCGTCCTGGGGGAGCTGTACGCCGCCCTGCCCGGCCCGCCGCCGGAGACGGTCACCCTCGACAAGTGGTACAGCCCCATGTCCGTGCTGCCGGTCCGCCGCGAGCCGCCGCCGCCGACCCCCGGGGGGCTGGCCGAGGCTTACGCCGCCCTGCCCGGGCCGCCGCCGCCCTCCGGCGTCGAGCCGGACAAGTGGTGGACGCTGTTCTCCCAGCCGCTCAACCGCCGCAAGCCCAACACCTTCGCGGCCCCGTTCAGCGCCTGGAAGGACCCGCCCGCCCTGCTCGCCGAGGCGGCCACCCTCGACAAGTGGTACGCCGCCTGGAGCCAGCCCGTGCGCCGCCCCGAGGCCGCCCAGCCCGAGCCCGGCGACGCCCCCGGCCCGGCCTACCTGGCCCAGCCCGAGGCCCTCGTCAACGCCTGGGTGTCCCCCTGGACCCTGCAGCTGCACGCCCGCCCCTGGCGGCCGCCCGTCTGGGCCAACGAACAGCTGCTCCAGACCCTCTTCCCGGAAGACCCCCAGGCCGCCCCGCTGCGCGCCTGGGACACCATGATGGTGTCCCTGCCGGGCCGGCCCAGCCTGCGCCCGGCGCACCTGGCGCCGCTGACCACGCTCCAGCTCGACGTCTCCCAGCTGCCGGAAACGACCTTTGTCAACGCCTGGGGCGGCCCCTGGGGCGTCCCGGTGCTCAGGGTCGTAGGTCGGGTCCTGACGGCCGAGAGCCTCGTACAGGGCATCGTGGACGTTTCTGAGGCCATTCACCCGGACGCGGTGAACCGCCCGTGGGCCAACCTGCCGCTGCGGCGGCGGCCGCAGCTCATCACCGGGGCGAGCCTGGTACTGGACACGAGTCAACTGCCCGAGGCGTTGCACCCCGAGGCGTTCACGGTGGCCTGGCAGTTCCCGGTCAGGCGCAGGCCTGCGCCGGTCCACCCGTGGCACCAGCCCGACGAGGTCCTCCTGGCCAGCGAGTTCGAGGTGCAGATGGGCCTCTTGGTGCTCAAGAACCTGCGTGCCGGCCTGATGGGGAGGATGTTCTGATGCCGCGCTTCACACCCGGGGCCACGTCCCAGAGCGTGTTCTTCTACTTCCGCGGCCTCGACGGCCAGCCCAAGCCGGGCCTGACCGCCGGGAGCCCGGGAGCACAAAGCCACTACACCCGCATGGGCGGCAGCTCGACGCCCTTCGCCCTCTCCGACCTGCCCAGCCCGACGGCGGCCTGGCAGTCGGGCGGCTTCATCGAGACGGACACCGGCGTGTACCGCCTCGACGTCCCCGACGCGGCCCTGGCCGCCGGCGTGGCCCAGCTGGCCATCAGCCTGCAGTTCAGCAACACCCTCGGCGATGCGGTGCTGGTCGAGCTGGTGCCGTCCTCCAGCGTGGCCGGGGCGGGCGGCACGCCGTACACCCTGACCATCACCGACCAGGCGACCGCCCTGCCCGTGCAGGGGGCGTCGGTGTGGGTGACCACCGACCCGGCCGGCGCCAACGTCGCCGCCGGCGCCCTGCCGACCAACAGCTCCGGCCAGGTGACGCTGCAGCTGGACCCCGGCACCAACTACCTGTGGGTCCGCAAGAGCGGCTACGCCTCCACCAACGGCAGCCCCATCACCGTCGGCACCACCCCCGGGGGGTCGGGGGTGAGCATGGTGCCCAGCTCGGCCCCGGTCGGCATCGACCAGGGCGTGCCGCACAACCCGCGCGTGACCTACGGCGACCTGGTGGAGCGGCTGCTCGACTACCTGGGCGCCGACGCCGGCGAGAACGCCTTCCGCATCGCCCGGCGGTCGGCGATCGACGGCTATCGCGAGCTGACCACCGCCCACAAGTGGACCACGCTCCAGCAGTGGGGCGACATGGTCCTCAACGGCATCTTCACCGGCGACGGGGCCACGATCGTTTACGACCACGCGGGTGGGGCTTATCCCCGCATGATGACCCTGTCGGCCGGGGCCTGGCCGGCCTGGGTCAACTACGGCTACGTCCGCGTGGGGACGGTCAATTACCCGGTGGACCGGCGCATCAGTGACACGGTGGTGACGCTGGACGCGGCGATCAACCCCGGCTCCGACCTGGCGGCGGGGACGTCGTTCACCCTGGCCCGCGACACCTACACCCTGCCGGCGGACTTCGTGGCGGCCGACAACCCCCAGGCGGAGAACAACTGGGGCGGCCTGGAGTACGTCCGCAACCAGGAGTGGTTCGCCACGGTGTCGAACGTCGAGAGCTACGGCCAGCCGCACTTCTTCACCCTCACCGGCGACCCCGACGTGCCGGGCCGCATCGCCATGCGGGTGTACCCGGTGCCCAACCAGGACCAGCACCTGCGCTTCCTCTACCAGAGGAAGCCGCGCTCGCTGCTGGTGGTCAACTACGCCGCCGGCAAGGCCACGGTGGACGCCCTGGGCTCGCCGCTGACGGTGAGCTTCGCCGGGGCCACGCTGACGCCGTTCATGACCGGCTGCGTCGTGCGGCTGTCCCCCGACGCCACCCACGCCCCCACCGGCCCGGAGGGCCTGACCCCGGCCGCCCTGGAGCGGACGATCGTCATGGTGACCTCGACGACGACGGCCACCCTGGACGAGCCCGCCGACGTCAGCCTCACCAACGTCCTGTACTCCATCTCCGACCCGCTCGACTACGAGGACCTGGCCTTGAACGCCCTGTACCGCTGCTGTGAAAAGCAGGAGGCGATCCAGCGGCTCATGGACACCGCGGCGACGGCCAACGCCGCCTACGTCCAGGCGCTCCTGCTCGCCAAGGAGGCCGAGGCCCGCGTCATGAGCCGCCGCTCGGCGGGGGTGTGGACGGGCCGATACCGGCAGCGGCTCCGCGACATGCCGCGTGGGCCCGACATCTCTTGAAACGGAACGGCCGCCCCGTCCCCTGGGAGACTGCGGGGGAACGGAGGGCCGCCATGCACGTCCTGCTCCAAGACCTGGTGCTGGGCCTGGCGCTCGGCGCCGGGTTCTTCGGCCTGCCCGCGCTGTGGGGCTGGTGGCGGCGGCGCACGCTGCTGCGGCCGCCCGAGCTGGTCGAGGACGTCCGCTGCTGCCCGGTGTGCGGCTGGCGGCCGTGCCTGGACAGCTGCCGGCTCGGCCTGTCGGCGGCGGACCTGGAGGAGCTGTCGGCCCCCTTCGAGGAGTCCACCGATGGCGCGTGAGCGGGCCGCCGTGGTCGAGGTGGACGACTTCCCGGGGCTGTTCCTGAACGCCGACCCGGGCGACGTGCCCACCGGCGCCAGCCTGCAGCAGACCAACGTGCAGAGCCGGGTGCCCGGCGAGCTGCGGGCCCGCTCCGGCTACCGCGAGGTGCACTTCGAGGACTGACCATGCTGGGGTTCTGGCAGCTGGGAACGACGGCGACCGCCCCCGTCCCCATCACGGACGGCGCCGGCTCCCCGGCGGACCCGCCCGCCAACCCGACCTACCGGGTGTACGGCGAGGGGGCCCTCATGGCCAACGGCACGGGCAGCCTCTCGAAACTGGACACGGGGGCCGTTGCCGGGGCCTCCAACGCCAGCCCCATCGTCATCACCTCGGCCGGCCACGGCCTGCAGACCGGCACCCGGGTGACCGTCGCCGGCGTGCTGTCCAACACCGCGGCCAACGGCACGTTCACGGTGAGCCGGATCGACGCCGACCGCTTCTCGCTCGACGGCTCGGCCGGCAACGCCGACTACACCGCCGGCGGCACCTGGCACGTCAGCGGCCTGTACCAGCTCGCCCTGCCGCTCAACGGCGGCGACGGCTACGAGGAGGGCAAGGTGTACCACGTCCTGGTCACCTACACCCTCTCCGGCCAGAGCCGCACCGTCGAGCTGACCCTCATGGTGGTCTGAATGGACACCCTCGACTACGTCGCGGCGGCCTTCGTGGCCGCGGTCCTGCTCGCCTTCGTCCAGACCCTCCGCCTGCGCTGGGCCCGGCAGCGGCACCGCGCCGCGGCGGTGGACGCCGAGCACTGGCGGTACCGGCACGACCAGGAGCTGGCCGGCCGCGACTCCGTCGCCGCGGCGGCGTTCCGGGCCGGGGCCCGGCGGGCCGTCGAGGAGCTGGAGGCCGGCGGCCACCTGCTCATGGACGTCGGCTCCGTCCAGGTGGGCGAGCACCACTACGTCTGGGGCCTGCCGGCCCGGGGGACCAACCATGTTCCTGGGCCGCTACCGCCAGGGTGAGCCGGTGGTGCTCACCCTGCTCTCCCACGACGACGACGGCGAGGCGGCCCCGCCCGACGGCCCGCCGGCGGTCACCGTCTACGACGACGCCGGGGCCAAGGTGGCCTCGGGCGCCGTGCCGCTCCTGGACCGCTACCGCCAGCCCGGCTGGTGCGGCTACCGGCTCCGCCTCGGCGCCCTGGGCGTGGGCCACTACGGCGTCACCTTCGGCTACTCGGTCGGCGGCTCGGCCCGGCTGGACGCGGCCACCTTCGAGGTGGTCGCCGGCGGCCACGCCGACGGGGCGGTGCTGGCCATGACGCACTACGAGCGGCCGCACGCCGCCTTCCTCGTTCACCAGGCCGAGAGCGGCACGCGCGTCTTCGGCCGCAACCCCTGGGTGTGACCATGACCGTCCTTCACGGCTGCTCCGGCACCAAGGAGTACCGCTGCTGGGTCAGGATGAACCACCGTTGCCACAACCCCGACTACGAGGGGTACGAGGACTACGGGGCCCGCGGCATCCGCGTCTGCGACCGCTGGCGGCGGAGCTTCCAGGCGTTCCTGGACGACGTCGGCAAGGCGCCCTCGCCCAAGCACTCCATCGAACGCAAGGACAACGACGGCCCGTACAGCCCGACCAACTGCGTCTGGGCCACCCGGGCCGAGCAGGCGTGCAACCGCCGCGACACCGTCCGCTGGGCGTTCGGCGGCCTGCTCATGACGATGGCCCAGTGGGCCCGCTTCCTGGGGGTGCCCCGCCAGAACCTCCACAAGAAGAAGGTCCGCGGCCTGACCCCCGCGCAGATCATCGCCCCCCTGTGGCCCGCCGAGGGCGGCCGCGAGGCCGCGTGAGTCGTGGAACGGCTGGACAGCTACGCCCAGACGCCCGACGGCCTGCTGCTGGTGGTGGACGGCTTCTCCCGCCCCCAGGTGTGGGACGGCTTCACCGCCGCCACCACCGACGCCGGCCTGCAGCCGCCCACCGCCCCGGTGGCCCTGGCCGGCTCGGCGTCCGGGAACATCGTCGGCGACTACTACGCCTTCGAGCGCTTCCTCGACGCCCGCGGCAACGTCTCGGACTGCAGCCCCCAGCCGGCGCGCACGACGGTCAACGGCGCCGCCACCGGCTCCATCCAGGACGCCACCCAGGACACGCCCATCGTGGTCACGTCCGCCGGCCACGGCCTGGCCTCGGGCGCCCGCGTCCGGATAACCGGCGTCCAGGGCAACAGCTCCGCCAACGGGCTGTGGACGATCAGCGTCATCGACGGCGACCACTTCGCGCTCAACGCCAGCTACGGCGGCGACCCGTACACCTCCGGCGGCACCTGGCAGTCGGGGGCCGGGCTCATCACCTTCACCGGCGTGCAGGTGCCCGCCGAGGCGAAGGTGGTCAGGCGGCAACTCCTCCGCAACACCGGCGGCCAGGCCAGCGTCTTCTACGTTGACGTGGACACCACCGACCTGGTGGCGACCACGTTCACCTCGAGCAAGGACGACAGCACGCTGTCAGCCCAGGAGGGCGTGCCGCTGTTCAACGACGACGGCTCGCTCAACGCCAACAGCCACGGCGTCCCGCCCTACCACAAGTGCGTCATCGCCCACCACCTGGGGCGGATGTTCATGGCGGTGGAGCGGGCCTACGACCAGGGCAACGTCACCGTCGCCAACGGCTCGACGACCGTGACCGGCCTGAACGTGGACTGGCCGGCGGCCCTGGCCAACCGCTTCCTGTACGTCGTCGGCGCCCCCAGGAGCTACCAGATCGCCAGCGTGGACTCGGCCACGCAGCTGACGCTGCTGGAGCCCTACGGCGGGCTCTCCGACACGTTCGGCGTCTACGCCGTGCGGCCCGCCCCGGCCGAGCGGCGGCTGGTGTACTTCAGCGAGGCCGGCCAGCCGGAGAGCTGGCCCGCCACCAACGCCTTCAGCCTCCAGGAGGACGGCGACGAGCTGAGCGGGCTGGTGGCGTTCGGCAGCTTCCTGTACGTCCTGGAGCGCCGCCACGTCTACCGCTTCACCTACCAGACGTCGCCGGCGGTGGACGGCTTCGTGTTCAAGAGCCTGGACCGCGGCTGCCTCAACAACCGCTGCTGGGTGGTGGTGGACGAGAACTGTTTCCTGCTCGACCAGCAGGGCATCCACAGCTTCGGCTCGGCCGAGGCGAGTCAGCCCCTGTCCGCCCAGATCCAGCAGCTCTTCCAGCCGGGCGGCTCCGACCTGGCCGGCAAGCTCAACTGGCAGGCGGCCGACCTGTTCCACGCCGCCCACTACCCCAGCGAGGAGACGATCCGCTGGTTCGTGTGCCTCGCCGGCGAGCGCTACCCGCGGCACGCCGTCTGCCTGGCCTACCGGGCCAAGCGCTGGTGGATCGAGGAGTACCGCGTCCCGGTGCCCTCCAGCTGCACCGGCACCTACCAGGGCAACCGCCGGGTGTTCGTGGGCAGCCGCGGCCGCAAGGTGCTCATGCTCGCCGAGGGCTGGCTGGACGGGCCCGACCCGGGGGCCGGCACGGTCCGCGGCACCGTCACGTCCGCGACCCCGCTCACCCTCACCGACCTGGCCGCCTCGTTCCCGGCCGCCGGCGTCGTCGGCAACCCCGTGGTGCTCGCCGAGGGCCGCGGCCAGGGCCAGGCCCGCACGGTGCTGGAGGTGGACGGGCCCACGCTGGTGCTCGACCGCCCCTGGTCCGTCCTCCCCGACGGCACGACCACCTACCAGCTCGGCGGGGTGCCCTGGACGTGGCGCAGCCAGTGGTGGCCGTATGCCGAGGGCGAGACGAACGTGTCCACGCGCGTGGCCCTGGCCTTCCGGCCGGCGGCCTCCCCCTCCCCGGCCGGCCTGCGCCTGTTCAACGACTGGACCGAGGACCCCATCCCCCAGGCGACGACGCGCACCCCCAGCTTCGCCGAGGGCATGGGGTCCTCGGCCGACGGCACCCGCCTCACGATCGACCTGTCCAAGCAGCACGGCAACGCCCAGCAGCGGATGGACCGGCACAAGGAGCGGAACGTGCTGGCGGCCTCGCGGCTGTCGATCGAGCTGTCCGGCGTCGTCAACGACGACCCGGTACGCATCTACGAGGTGGTGCTCGACGGCCTGGAGACGGAGTGAGCCGGCACACTTGAAACGGAACGGGCGGGGCCGCCCGCAGCACAATGGGGGCATGTTCGGCGAACAGGCGGTGCGACTCCTGCGCAAGGACTGGCCAGACGCGACCCAGCTGGCCCAGGAGTTGTACGCGATGTTCCAGGACGACATCCCGCTCACCCAGACCGGGCCCCTCACCCTCAGCCCCCGCCGCGGCGTCCCCGCCCTGACCATCAAGACGCCCGACCCCATGCAGCCGCTCATCCTCGTCACCACCCCGGACGGGGAGCCCCTGGGGGGCATCAACCTCGGGGACGTCAGCCTCGGCGACACCCCGTTCTACCCCACGCCGATCGGCGACCTGAACGCCCCGGACACCACCGTCATCGACCCGGCCAGGACGACCATCTACATGGGCGGGAAGGTCAAGAACACCAAGCCGGTCAGCAACCCCGACAAGCCCCCCACCGACCAGCAGCCCGCCGGCGGCGCCGCCTGCGCGGGCAATGTGCTGAGCGGCGCCGGCGCCACCTACCAGGTCGCCCTGTACGAGAACGGCCTGGGCGTGGGCTCGACGGGGACCGTGCAGGTGACGGTGGCCGGCCTGGCCGCCGGTGAGGATCTGGCCGTGGGCACCTGGCTCACGGTCTGCAAGAGCAAGCTGAACACTTACGCTGCCGTGGCGGCGGTCTGGGGGTGAGCATGACGACGACCGCACCCGGCGCGCCGCTGCGCCTGCCCCCGGTGAAGATCGACGGGACCGCCAAGGACTGGTCGGGCGTGCCCCGCCGCGCCGCCGACGCCCCCGACCTGCCCGTCCTGTGGCTCTACGAGAACGTCGTCCGCAGCCCGCGCGGCTTCCCGCTGACCATCGGCAAGACCGGCAAGATCGACGTGGGCCGCGTGGTCCGCTCCCCGCGGGCGCTGGTCGGCGCGAGTGCCGACCTGTCCGCGCTCCTGACGGCCGACCACCAGGACGGTCTGGACCGGGTGGGCCTCCTGGTCGCTGGCGGCCCGTTCGGCATGAAGGGTTACCTGCCGCAGTACGACGACGGCAGCTTCGCGCCGCCGGCGAACTTCGTCGGCGGCAAGCTCTACTACGTCGGCGCGCTGACCGCGGGGGACGATTACCAGGCCCGCTACGAGACGTGGACCCAGGACATCCCCTACCACACCTACACCATGAACATGGTGACCCGGCAGTGGGAGGTGGCCGACAGCCGCAGCTTCCACCAGAGTCAGCGCTACTTCGCCGGTGCCTCCGCCCTGCCGGGGCTCTCCGCCAACGCCCAGACGGCGGCCGCCGCCTTCGCCCGCTGCGAGGCGGCCCGGCTGCTGATCCTGACCCAGAGCAGCTTCGCCACCTACGGGGCGGTCAGCGGCGTCCAGGAATACTTCTACACCGGCCCGGCGCCGGCCCCCCTGCCCCCGCACACCTTCAGCCTGTACACCGCCGAGGCGTTCTTCGGGGACGAGCCCGGGGTCGTCCACCACTTCAGCGCCCGGGCGGTCACCGGCGGGACGGCGCCCGTGGACGACTCCGGCGGCTGGTCGGACGTAGCGGCGCTGGCCACGACGGCGGCCGGCATGATCCCCGGGGCCGCCGCCCAGAGGCACGACAGCGACGTGGCGCTCGAAGGCGACGTCGTCGCCTTCTTCGGACTGTGAGGTTGACCATGCCGTCTCCGATCCAGGACATGGGCTTCGGGCTGAACTTCAACCAGGGCTTCCGGCCGATGGGCACCGGCGGCATGGCCGGCGGCTTCGGCGGCGGCGGCGGCGCCGGCCAGGCCCAGCTCGACGCCTACCAGCAGCGCACCTTCGAGGCCCAGCAGAACGAGCTGAACCGCCGCCTCCAGCAGCAGCTGCAGGCCCAGCAGCTGGCCGCCCAGGCCCGCCAGCAGCGGGTGGGGCTGGCCGGCCAGTACCGCCAGGCCCAGCTGGGCAGCCAGACGGACCTGTCGCGCACGCAGATGACCACGGGCGAGGACTACAGCCGCACCCAGCTGACCACGCAGGCGGACATCCAGCGGCAGCAGATGAGCGACGCCGCCGCCATGCAGCGCGAGCAGGCCCAGCTG